CGGGCGGCACGGCCAACTCGGTCAACGGCCTGACTTTTGCCGCCCAGACCACCGACCCGGGGGCGGGAAGCGCATTGGCCACCAACAAGGTGCTCATCGTATACGTGTAAAGGAGGCCGGATATGGCAAAAGCAGTTTATGTGGGCGTTAACAGCAAAGCCCGCAAGATGAAAAAAGCCTACGTTGGCATCGGCGGTAAGGCCCGCAAGGTCAAGAAGATGTACATCGGTGTCGGAGGCAAGGCGAGGCTGTGCTACAGTGCAGAGCTGGAAAAGGTCGGGATGGCTGAGAATTTGAGCGATGAACGGTGGACCGTGGCAGCGTCAGTTGGCAATTATGCGCTGTTTGCGGGGGGATATGGATACTGGAGATATAGCGCAGTCATTTATGACGCCGTGGATGCTTATAGCGCGTCGCTCACAAAGTCGATGCCTACTGCGCTGAGTACAGTACGAGAGAGCCATGCCGGCGCGTCTGTTGAGGGCTATGCACTCTTTGCAGGCGGAGCTAATGGCACCAGAAGTACAGATATAGTTGATTCAGTGGACGCATATAGCGCTTCTCTCACACGAACAGCAGCTGCAACACTGAGCGGCAAGAGGAAGTGGATTGGTGCTGCGTCCCTCGAAGGCAGAGCGTTCTTCGCAGGCGGAGCCTCCACCAATCTGAATTCGAATACCAAGTGCGCAAATGTTGAGGTGTACAACGGCACTCTCACCCGCACGGCAGCCACAAACCTGAGCGTGGCAAGATATTCTCCACTGACCGCGACAATCGGCGGTCGGGTGCTTTTCGCCGGAGGCGACTTTACAAAAGTTGTGGATGTCTACAGCGCTTCACTCACCCGCACAGCGGCTGCGGATTTGAGCCGTTCCACCTCTGGTGGTGATGCTTCCATAGCGGTCGGGAATTATGCAATATTTACATCTGGACTTGTAGTTGGCTCTGATGGCGTTGGCAGTTTTGTTGGCAACACGTCCTGCGACGTTTACAATGCATCGCTCACAAAAACGACCGTCACACTTCTGAGCGTAGCGCGGGTCTATATGTCTGCCGGTACAGTCGGAGACTACGCATTGTTTGCGGGAGGCGGTAGTAACTCTCCATATTCAGATGTAGTAGACGCCTGTGATACCTCTCTCACGCGGACTACAGTCACAGCGCTGGACTATCCAAGACGGAATCTTTCCTCTGCGACGGTTGGAGACTACTTGCTGTTTGCAGGCGGGGGAAGAGATTACGATGACCCTTCAAGTGTCGTATTCGTCTACACCGCATAAAAGAAAAGGAGAAATCAAAATGGCACGATACAAAATTTACGACAACAAATCTGACGTCATCACCCCGGTGGGCGAGAAGCTTACCGCTGAGCAGTGGCTGGACCGTTACCAGTGGGGCCGCTACACCAAGATGATCGTGGGCGGCGGCATCATCAACGGCAGCGTCGCACTGGTTTTCGACGATGAGGTGGAGCGTTACCGCAAGGCGGGCTGCGATTTCAGCAGCTGCACCACTGACGAGGACTATCTGGCCGCCATCGAGGCGTTCCAGGATAACCCGCCCATGGCAGACGCCGGCGTCTCCGACCAGACCCGCATTGCGGACGCTCTGGAAGACATGGTGGCGCTGAGCCTGCCGGACGCAGAATGAGAAAGGAGAACGAAGTTATGAGCAACAAGGAAAGACTGACCGAGCGCTGGACGCAGGGCCGTATCTCTGAGGCGATGCTGCGGGTGTATGTGCGCAAGGGCATTATCTCGAAGGCGGATTTCGAGGAGATCTGCGGAAAGAAGTATTAAACCTCTCAGGCGCTTCGCGCCAGCTTCCCTAATAGGGGAGCCCAGGAGGAGAAAGGATTTGAAATGTCCATCAGAGAATATTCCATGGCCCGCGACTCCACCCGGCAGCTTTCGCCCAGCTTCCGTGTCCGCGAGTTTGCCTGCAAGGGCAGCGACGTCGTCCTCATCGACGACGAGCTGGTGGTGCTGCTGCAGTGCATCCGGGAGCACTTCGGTAAGCCGGTACATATCACCAGCGGCTACCGCACCGCCGAACATAATGCCGCCGTGGGCGGCAGCAAGTCGAGCCAGCACCTGCTGGGCCGGGCAGCGGACTTCTGGGTGGAGGGTGTGCCGGTGGCTACCGTGGCCGACTACGCCGAGAAGCTGCTTCCCGGGCGCGGCGGCATCGGGCGGTACCCGAAGGACGCAGCTCACCCCAGCCGTAAGACCGGGTGGGTACACATCGACACCCGGACGAATAAGAGCCGGTGGACCATGTAAAGGAGTGAAGAAAATGAAGGATACCATTTGCACCGCGATCGGCATCATCGGCGGTGTCATTGCCTCGCTGTTCGGTGGCTGGGACACTGCCCTGCAGACGCTGGTCATCTTTATGGCCATCGACTACATCACCGGTCTGGTGGTGGCAGGCGTATTCCACGCCAGCCCCAAGACCAAGACCGGCGCACTGGAAAGCAAGGCGGGCTGGAAGGGCCTCATCCGCAAGGGCGAGACGCTGCTCATCGTGCTGGTGGCCTGCCAGCTTGATGCCGTCATCGGCGGCAGCTTCGTCCGCGACGCGGCGATCATCGGCTTTTCGGCCAACGAGGCCATCTCCATCGTCGAGAATGCCGGCCTGATGGGTCTGCCCATTCCCGCAACCATCACCAAGGCCATCGACATCCTCAAGCAGCGGGCCGAGACGCCCGAGAAAGGCAAGGATTGAAATGAAAAAGAAGATCTCCGCCGGTACTCTGACCCGTACCGCAGCGCTGGGCCTCGCCCTGACAAATCAGCTGCTCAGTGCAGCGGGCAAGCCCGTGCTGCCCATCGACAATGCCCAGCTCGAACAGATGATCTCCACCAGCTTCACCGTCGGTGCAGCACTGGCCGCATGGTGGAAGAACAACAGCTTCACATCTGAGGCCATCGAGGCGGACGACTTCATGGCACGCTTGAAGAAGAGCGTACATTAAGCTGCGCGCCCCTAACTGCATAACATGACAGCGCCCCCGCTTCGGTGATCTCCGAGGCGGGGGCGCTTTGTTTATTCTTTCATCATGGTAAGTATGAGCCGCATTTCTTCCGTTGCGGCTTGAATCTCACCGCAGAGCTGTTCAACCTCTGCGACGCAGCTGACCAAATCAAGTGTCTTGATATGTTCGATTTTTCGCCCTATATCCGAGAATTTTTGTCCAACACGACCCAGCTGTTCTTCTGGAAAGTTCATACATCCACCGTTCTGTCCTTTTTCTCAAATCGATTTCACAACAATTATCTATTACTTAATTCATTGAAAATTTTGCCAAAAAGTCTCCATTTTCGATTTTGAGCCACCCAATGTTGCGGTTTTTGTTGCGGTTTTCTTCGTCCAGCTTAGAGCAAATAAGAAAAAATCCTACAAATCAGTCAAATTTTGACGCTGATTTGTAGGATTTCTGGAGCTACTGATCCGATTCGAACGGACGACCTGCTCATTACGAGTGAGCTGCTCTACCGGCTGAGCCACAGTAGCACATTGCGATCTCTGCAACGTGTGATATTTTACCATAAAAGCCGGGAGCTGTCAAGATTGATTCGCAACTTTGTCCCTCTGTGTTTGATTCGGCTCCTTTGCAAGGACGCGGCTCAGCTCACAGACCACAAAGCAGCAGCCGAGAAACACCATCAGCGCACAGTCGGGCGGGAGGCGGCGCATCATGGTCACGCGGCCGCACAGGGTGCTGAACGTCTCCTGCGCTCGCTGAGGAAGGAGAAGATAAAATACCAACAGCGAAAGCGGCAGATGGAGCAGCCGGGCGCGGTAGAGCGGGCGGAGGGTCATCTCGGGCGGGCAGATGGTCCGCACCTGCATCAGAACAGAAAGCCCCTGCACGCTCAGCGCCGCGCAGCACAGCATACTGGCGAACCGGCCGCTTTTCGCAGCCAGGTCACAACCAGAGCAGACCTCTAAAAGCATCGCGCATAAAACGCCTGCACCGGAGGGCAGTGCTTCCCCCGCTCCTGCGGCCAGCATCCGGAAAAACAGGACGAAACCGCAGAGCTTGAGGTAGGTCTGGGACGCCTGCGCGATGATGCCGTCCAGCCGGAGAGGCTGCGAAGCGGTCGGGACAGCGGGGTGCGCCATTGACCCAAGCGTCCCTCCCAGCCGCGCCAGAAGCGCGGCGGACAGATAGCCCGCCGCCACCTGTGCAAGGAACAGCAGGACACCCAGCTCTGCACTGCCCAGCATGGACTGCCCGACAGCCAGTATCACAAAGGACGGGCCGGAACAGACACAGGCCGGAAGGAGCGCATCGGCCTCCCGCGCGGTGAGCTGCCCGGAGCGGACGGCCCCGGCGACGGCACTTGCTGCGGGGGCAAAGCCGCCCAGAGAGCC